AACATTTTATTAGTCATCATCAAACGGATTTTTAATTGTTCCATCTTTATCTACAAACCAAATGTAACCTTCATTTGCAGCTATATGCCCAGCGCTGATTAAAGCTGTTACAGCCTGTTTATAGGTTTGTGCAGGGTTAGAAGCTCCTACAAGCTTACCTTTGAAGTGATCCTTAATTGTCTCTTCATCTATGCACCAGTAAGTTTTACCTTTAGGCCACCCTGCTCCGCTTGGGTTAGGCTTACCTATGCCCTCGCCTCGAAGCTGATAGAACACTTGTTTAAACAATAATTGATTTTTGCCAGATATTTTTGGCTTATTGTTTTCTTTTATTTCTTCCTCAGTTGGCTGTCTAATGGTGCAAGTTGTAATTTCATCACCGTCCTCATCCTCACCAAGCGCTTCTCTGGTAAGCACAAAGTCTATGCTTTTGCCTAGCTCCATGTCTCGCTGCTTAGTTGTTACAGCGGTTCTAATGCTTGAGCTACTATCTAAAGTTATTTCTATTAATGTTTCTGCTGCGGCTACAGCAGAGTAAGAGCCGCGCAAGCCCTTGCTCAAGTCTTTGCCAGTGTGTCCTACAAGCATAATATGCACACCTGTCTCTGCTCGAATTAAATCTAAATTAGCTAAAAATTTAGAAAACTCTGAATTTGAATTTTCCTCTAGCTGCCCCTGAGTAGCTCTGGCGATTGTATCCACGCACAGAACCTTAACATCTCCATGCTTTTTGCCGATCTCTTTTATAAGTAGCTTAATCTTTGCTATGTCACCTTCATCATTAAATAGATTTATAGGTAAAGCTCTGACTGCAAGTTTAACATTTTTAAACTCAGGATATTTATTTCTAAGCGCGACTAAGCGTGTGTTGAACGCTGTACCGCCTTCAGTTTGAAGGTAAAGCACTGAGCCGCCTCTAACCTTACAGCCCATCCAGTTTTCATTAGCTCCAATATGATAAGCCATATCTAAACAGAAAAAGCTTTTACCTACATTTGACGCACCGAATACAATGCTAGTTGTGTCTTCAGATAACCAACCTTTAACTATGTAGTTCGATTGCGTTGGTATTACTGCGTCTTCAGGCATAACTATCTCATCTAAAACGCTAGACGGTTTTAGTGCTTTTCTAGTAAAGCTTGCGCCTCTAGCGATATAAACATCATTCCAATCTAAACCCTCAGTATCAGGTAAGACGTACTGGATGCCGTGTTGCTCTAAGGCTTTCTCGCATACCTTGCGCCCTGCCTCATCATTATCTCCTGCTATTATTAGCTCGACTTCAGGCCTGACTTCTTTAAATGCTTCGATCACATCTATTATATTTGCAGCGTTAAGACAGTGTATTGCAGGCTGACCAGTTGATTCTGTTACAGCCGCAGCCGTAGCAAAGCCCTCACACAGCCAAGCAAAGTCTTTTATCTTGCCATTGAGTACAGAGAAGCATCCCTTAAACTTTAACCCAAAGTTAAACTTTTTGTTCCCATCAGCGTCAATAAACTGCGATCCCTGCCTTTTACCTGTTTTATCTATAATAGGCACTACAAGGTCTGTCTCATCGACTTCAGCGTTGTGTAATTTAATTCTCTTGCGTGTTAGGTACGGATGTATGTCCTCAACTTTATGTAAAGTGACTACATCTTTATTTGCTGAGTATTCTGGTAACAACTGCAAGTCTTCCCTAAGTATTTTAAATATCTGCGCGAAGTCATTGCATTTTCTACAGTTCACACGGATTTCACCATTGTAGTTATTAATGCGAAACCGATCAACTCCACCGCAATTAGGGCAACCACCGCAATACTCATGCTCGTTTACTTTTTTAAGTTCTAATCTGTGTATAATTCCTGCGGCATAATCACTCCAATATGGTGTGGATATGTTGCGTTTATTATCTATATCTTGTAACATCTTCCCAAATACTCCGCTTAGGTTTATTTTAACTGCTTTTGTCTGGCATTTATTAGCCTTTCTGTCAGACTAACTTATAAAGCCCCCTCAATGAGGGGGCTTCTTTTTTTTACATGGCTAGAAGGGTATTTCGTCCTCAAAATCTTGTTTTGATTCGGTTTGATTTTCGCTTGCAACATCAGCTTCCATATCACCGAATAAAACTTTCTCTTGGGTAACTGGCGCAGCTTCCTCTTCAGCTTGATAAACAAAACCACCATTAGGATTAGGTTTAAAGTCTATTGGTGCTTCCTGCTTGTCAGCTAATTCGTTGACCATCACATCAATTAATCGCAAGGTTATGCCTTGGCTTGATCCGCTTTTGTATGCTTTGATAATAACCTTACAGTTTATATTGCTGCCTGAAGTTAACTCAAAGCTTGGCGGTAGTGTTTTAAGATCAGAATCAAGCTGTCTAACTTTAGTTTTTTCATCGTAACATTTAAGCTTCATTTTAACGTAGCCTTTGCCATCCTCTTCGTCTAAAGGATTACGCATTTCATTTGGCTTTTTAACTGGTTTGCCAATTTTTTCTTGTTCATCAACAAACTCTTTCCAAACTTGCTTAATGAGCTTGTCAGCTTCTTGCCATTGTTCATTGCTTAGATAAGCGTCTAAGTAAAATGCAGCGCCTTGGATATCCCATTTACACCCAATATAACTATTATCTTTATCAGACCAGACGTAAGGTTGATTAAGCTTTGGATAACGTGCGGTAACGTTCATAAATTTATGTTTCATATCATTAGCCTTTCACTAATTAAAATGGTTTCTCTTCAGAGGGTTCCTGAAGATATTGAGGTAGGTGGATAGTATTCTCCAATTCCCACCCTGTTGTAAAGCGACCTGACACTTGACTGTCTAATAGGTCACTCATTGCTTTTAACATACGCTTGTGTGCGTGTGCTAAATACAATTCCGATAAAACGTGCGCCTGACAAATACCTGTCTCTTTGCAGACTGCAAAAAAGATAAACTTCTCAATAGGCAATCCTGCTGCTGCACAAGTATGCAAGTAGAACGCTGCCTGAATGTCATAAGACCACATTTTAACATCCTTAAAAAAAGTAAATGGATGTATGTTGTTAGTGGTTTTTATGTCAAAGATTATACCGCCTTTGCCTTTAGCGTCTGGTTTAATTAAACCGTCAGGCCTACAGCGTATATCAAGCTTTGTTTCTGAACACTCTGTAAAGATAGAAGCTTCAGCAACGAAGCGCTTGTCTTTTAAAAGCTTAACTAGGTATTCGTTTGTCTCCATCGCTTTAGTAGCAATACGCAAAGCATCATCGAAGGTAGCTTCAGGCAAAAGTGTCTTACCTTTTTCTGCAAGCTCCTCTTTCTTCGTCTTGAAATCCTTAGTTCTACCTGAACCCTCACCACGCACAAACTCGCCTTTGTCAGGCTCTAATATAAATGCGTGTACTGCGCTGCCTAACAGCATGGCAAGCGTAGATTCTTTTCTAGGTAGCTCTTGCTTTATTATCCAGTGAAGCGGTGAGTTTTTAACCACTTCTTTAATATCTGACGAGCTAAAATGCGGATGTAGTTCCGTATTGTGGTAATCCTCATTACTCATCTCATAATCAATGTGTGTCATTTTTAGCCTTTCTTAGCTGTTCCAATTCTCTCTAGCCACATAACAGAAAGCTTCCCAATCCATTTTTACCTTTTCTTCATGCAGCGCACCGTCTTTCATCAAGTGTTCTAATCGCATAACGACTGTAATAGGTTGTCTATCAAACTTATAGACTAAGACAGGTTCTTTATTCATAGTATCAGCGGCTCTTTCTACCTGTTGCCACCAAGCATCTGAATAAGTGTTTCCTGCTTTATACCTTTTACATTCAATAAGGTATGGAAAACTATCGTCCTCTATTAATATGTCTCCTCTATCTGCCGTCCTATACTGCTCTATATCCCTTTTAACGAAACCCTTAATATTAAGGTCTAGTTGTAAATTCTTACAAATGTCTCGCTCAAAGGTTGCCCCTTTAGCACGACTGTTAACCATCTGTCTCTATTAGCTCCTCATCATCATACTCGACATTTATGCCAAGTGTTTTGATTTGGTCAGACAGATAATCCTGCATAGCCATATCAGCTAACACACCTTTAGGTATGCGTGTATGGTTACTTATACTATCAAGCATCACAGTAGTCTTGCTACTTAATCGCAAGCACTGCTGCTTTACTTCTTGTCTTTGTCTCATAGTCGCCTCTCAATATTTTGTTTGACACTATTGCATTTATTCGATATTAGAAAATATGTCAACACGAAAACGTAATATGAGAAAATATAAAGAAAGGCTTAAAATGACTATAGATATAAGACAAATAGCAGTCACCCATATTATAAGATCAGGTCAGGCTTTTGGTAAATGTTTACGAACATTTGACGAAGTTTTTATCAATAAAAAATTTGTAACTGATTATGATTTAGAGGTTAATGATACTTTTTTTGCAGAGGTTAGTGAAACTCCAGAAGCAGAAAAAAAGATACATACTGACAAAGGTAAAGAGGTAAGCAAATATAAAATAAAAGCTATATATGATGAAGACAGTCCATTTATTGAATTACTGCAAGAATATAAGAAAACAGGTAAAATTAATTTAAATGGCGAAGCAACATCTATAGCTGATAAAAAGACTGACGAGAAACTTATTGATTGGGATAAGGCCATTTTAAAAATATTAAAAGATGGCGATAATTTTATGACTACCAGAAATGTTCTTAATGAATTGCAAGGTGAATATAGACTTGATTGCGGTGGTAGAGACATAGGCAATAAGCTTAGTGGTTTACATAAAGCAGGCAAGGTAGCTAGATTGGCTCTTCATATAGATGGTAGCAATAAAAGAGTAAGTGAAGTCTGTTGGTGCATCTCCGACATTGCTTCAGAATTATATAAAAATAATGTGTTTGGAATTTTTGAGGATGAAGAAGATAACGTGCATCACCTGTAAAGATACAGGTTATATTGAGGTAGAGGTAACGTATCCAGTGAGCTTTTTGCCTAACATTGGATATGTTACTAAGCAGAAACAAATTTGCGAGGAGTGTAACAATGGAACTGAAGCCAGAAGACAGGAATCTGAGAGACAGTTTAAAGAGGGAAATACAAAGCCTAGAGCCAATGGCCTTGATGAAAGACGCAACGCCAGAAATTAAGCAGCAATACAGGGAAGCAAAAGCTGCAATGGAAGTTCTTATTGGTAAGTTGCAGGCAGAGGGCGTAAATATATGAGTACGCACACGCTAAAGGCTAACAGGCGTCACCCAGATGCGGACAGAGATTGCATACAGGTAGGCCATATAACTTTTGAGTTTAGCAGAAAGAAAAAAACTTTTGCGCTGAAAGCTTGTGAGGCTGTAAATGCAAAAGACCGTAGGCCTTTGTTTACAGGGTTTATTGAGAAAGGGATGCACAAAGAGCTATTACGCTTGGCATCTGTATTTAGACAGGTAGAGGAAAATGACTGAAGAAGAAATGGCTAAAAAAATGTTAGAAATGGTTAAAGGTGAAAAAGACAAGCAGCGCAAGATGCTACACGGCACATCTAAATACCATACGCAAGAAAACAATTTTAAGTTGTTGAAGAATAACGGTAAGAAAAACGAGAGAGCCAGAAGTGGATTTAATTTGAGCAGGAAAAAGTATAAACTAAAGGCTCTCTCTGCTCTTAAACTAACATAGTTAGGGAAACAGGCAATGGAATATTTTACATTACTTACAGTTTATTATGAATTTTTAGATTACCCTATGGAGTTTAGCGTTTGGTTTTACAATCAAAATGATTGTTGGGGTGCAGTAATAGAAAAAGTTTCTATCTATAAACTTATAGATGCAGAGCAAGCAACTTGCCAAGAAAGTGACATAATTTCTAAAGCTATAAAGCCTAAAGTTAGACCTTGGTAATTACAACATTAATTCAAAATGTGGGGCGTCAATGAAGGGACGCCTGTTCTGGGATCTGCGCGTATCGATGTAGTCGTTCATTGCGCTTTCCATATTGCCATCCCACTGAGCGATATTAGGCACTGTCCATGCTGCACCCCACCTAATTGGGACGTCTACCGCTCTAGCGGCTTCTGCCATTGCGTCAGCTATTTCATCATATAGATTTAGCTCCCAGCGCCCACCATTTACATAAGCCATTAAATCAACAGCGTGTCCATCAATGTGTTTACTTTTCATAGTTTGTGATGCGCCTTTTGCTACAAGAGCCTTTTGCTCTTCAATAGTTCTAAGCCCACATATTACTGAAAAATCCTGCTTGCTGACACCTATAGCATAGCGCACAACAGCATCCATGCGCTCGTCTATACCCTCTAGTTTTGCTAAACTACTTTTACCTAACTTGTAGCTCATTTCTTTAATCCCTTCATTGTTCTAATTCCAAAGCTCGCGGCGATTGAGGCGTACATTGCCCAACTAAACCACTGCGGCGCAGCCTGCAAATTCTCAAAGCCCTGCTTCATGTATGGTTGTAGCCAAGGCACAAATGATCCTAGCACTATAGCTATAAAGCAAAGAGTCCAAGCTTCATCTTTCCAGCTATCTGCGCTGGCCTCTATTGCAGCTTGTTCCCAACTAATTTCACCAGTAGCAATTTTCATTTTAGTTTCAGCTTCAGCAGCTTTAACTTTAGCTTTGCTGTCGATAAATGTTGTAGCTAAATTTGCTACACTTGAAATTATACCCATCATTGCTCTTTACCCATGTTAGTGAAACCATAATATGCTGCAACAATGGCAGCGATACTGACATAATAAATATTACTCATGCTTGCTAACATTACAGAAGCTTGAGGCAACTCCATCCATTCCGTAAAGATAACACCAAATGGAAACAAAAGCATACCTGTTAAGCTAAACCACGCCATCCTGCGTTGTGCATCGCGCTTGGCATCGGCATCTAAAACCTGTCTACGCAATTGATCGAGCATTATTTCGCGCTCATCAGGGTCAATCTTTCCGTTATCATTCAAATCGTATTTAGCTTTTGGCATCTAAAAACCCTCTTGCAACTCGTAAGTCACTTGTTTGTATAGCAACTTTATCTTTATCTGTATATACAACATACCTTTTATGCTTTACTTCAACAAGCTTCACTTAATCCAATCTCTAAGATCAATCCAATCCATGTAATGCAGATAGCCCACAGAGCCAATAAAAGCCGTTGTCAGTAGCAAAGCGATTGCTATTAAGGTAAGTGCAAAATCAGCCCTTTCCTGTGCCTCACGCCTCGCCTGAGCCTCTGCTTCGCGCTTCTCTTGTAAAACTTCTTTCCTTATTCGAAGCAAAGACTGCCACTGGCTTAATCCTAGATTGTTCGTCACCCACTCGCGAAGCTGTTCTTCGGCCTGTGCAGCCTCGCGCTCTTTTGCCCATCTGTCGAGCGCAACAGAATTAACATCTGAACTAGTAACGCCCTTCTTCTGTAACTTTTTCTTGGCTGCATCCGTTGCATCAAAAAATTCACCAATCTGTTTTGACAAAGAGGCAACGGTCTTGCCTGCGGCTAGTCCAGATTTCAGTCCTGCTAATATCGTTAAAGGATCGATTTTTACATTCCGTCTTTACGAGTAAACTCAACAGTCTTTTCTAATATTGCTACCCTTGCTTGAAGCTGAACCAATTGAGTAAAGTAATTAATCATGTTTTCCACCTCATCCCACAATTCGCTGTCAGCTTCCTCATATTCTTCTTGCATCTCTACAAGTATGTCTATCAATTCATCAATGTTATTGGTATTTTGTTCTACATCCCTTATAAGATTTGTTCTGTCAGTAGCATTATTTTCTATAGTCAAAATTTCTACTTGTGAGGTAAGTCCTTCAATTATAGAAGCTTGCTGAGAAGCATACCAAATACCGCCGCCCACAGTAGATACAATCGCCACCACAGCAGATGCGGCTACAGCTATATTTACCTTGGGCAATTCCATTTAGTAACTACCTTCCCAAACTCTTAGTTTAGCAAACTCATTACTCATAAGCTTTCTTTTAAGCACTTCTTTAACTGCACCTGTATCTGACCAGCTAACGCCAGCCTCTTTTAGCCACACGCCAAGTAATGCCATATCGACATTACCAACGTGCTTATAATCAGAACCAAAGCTATTATCAGAATGTTGCTTCGCGTGTTCAACATCCTTCAGCATTTCGTTAGCGTCATGCGTTTTCTTGATGATTAATTTATCATCTTCAAACTTATATGACTCGCCAATCTTAGCCATCTTCCCAAGCCTCATTCTCTGGTGTGCTAGGATCATCAGCTTTTAGTGTGCCATCATCGTTTCTAGCACGCTTCTTTTTTGCTGTTTTCTTTGCAGGCTTTGGGTCTGCTTTTAATATTTCAAAAGCTGTAGGCTTCATAGCCATAATCTTTTTTACTTCTGCTTCTGGCAGATCAACTTCATCACCATTTTTAATAATACCTTTAGATGATGAAATGCTTCTATCTACTACTAATACTTTCATTTTAATCTCCTGTTACAGTAGGGGCAAAAATGCCCCTACCTATTATCTTATTATGAAGTTGTGTTATCAGCAATAATGCCGTTTGCAGCTTCATTTTTAGCGCAGAGTGTAAGCTCAGTAACGATTTGTCTCTGAGTGTTATCACCAGTTTTTGCAAGTTCAGTGTTTTTAGTTGGACGCAATGTTGCGATTTCCCACTTATCATCTTGCATGATGAAAACGTCACGGCTTCTGTTCTCCCTTGAGGGCAAAAACTCAATGGTTCCCCAAGGAGTTGTGTATACTGCGAGACTTTTGATAACACGCTCGTCAGATGCCTGCACTTGTGAACGCTGGTTGTTGTTACCAGTAAAGCCCAATGCCACATTCATTTGGAACGCAGATAGATACACAGTGTCAGGCTCTCCACCATTCTCCCAAATTGATTGCATAACAGTGTCAAACTTGGTTTGTGAAAATGCAGTAGGAGTACCATCGTCTGTTCGAGCGTCAGTACCGTCGCCAGTTGGGTTTGCACCAGAGTTACCTGATTGGAAATCAACATTTGTTTTAATCCAAGAAGGTGCGCCTGCTAACTCTCTCGCAGTAGATGAGTTTCCTGCCACTTTTGCATTATTGTCAAATAGCGCTTTCTCTATATCGAGCTTTTGCTCTTTGGCAATTTTTACAATTTGGTAGGCCATCTCACGCTGTCGGCCTGCTTTATTAAGACCTTCATCAGTGTCAGATACGATTACCGCATTTTTGAAGATTTGTGTTCGGTTGTTAAGACGAACAGTTGCAACAGCAGCTTGTGCAGTTGTTGCATCACCTTCTATATGGGCGTTTGAGGCACTGTTACGGAGTGTATCAGTCTGCCATTCGACCAACGTATTGTTGGCTGTTGTCTTCGCACATTTGCTATGAAATGGTGTAGATTCTGGCGAAATGGAAGTTATGATATCGCTCAAATCTTCCCTTATGCCAACTTGATCATAGCTGTCAAACGTGTTTGCTGGTTGTGCCATTTTTTTATTCCTTTCAACGGCTTATAGCATTTGTTAATGCTAAGTTTTCATAATTAAGTCGATTGCATCTTCCATTCGACCTGTCTTTTGCAATTTAGCAAATTGCTTACGCTTTAGTGAACCTTCTGGATCAGCGACCTTCTTAGCACCAGCTTTTACAACAGGTTTAGCTTTCTTGCCCTTGGCTTCTGCCTTTTTGCGATTTGCAACAATACGTCTAAACTTCATAGCATCATTAGCCATCTGAATATAACGTGCATCGGCTGTGGCTGCGATTTCTTCATCGCTAAAGCCATACTCTTTGGCGCTATCCATGAGCGACTTCCAGTGAGTTTGACTCTTTTCTGGATTAGCCAGTTCAGGGATTTTGCCTCTAATTATTTCAGCCTGTTCTGCAACAAAAGATTGGTGCTGTTCTTGAGCTTGCTTCTGTTGTTGCTGTTGTAATTGTTGCATTTGCATCTGCTGCTGCTGGTAACTCTGCATATCAGCATCATATTTTGCCCTTTGCTCCATATAAGCAATGGGGTCACTCTCTGCCAGAGTATGATCTGGTAACTTGGGTGGTGACATAAAACCTTGTTGCTGTGCTTGATTGTGCATCTGAGTTAACATTTGGCTCATTTGAGAAATCTCAGCTTCTTTCTGCTCAATTTGTTTTCGAGCTTCGGCAACCTCTTGAAATCTCTTATTTATTGCGCTTTGACCTGAATAACTTTGCTTTAACTGATCTATTGTTACCGTTTCTTCCTTGCCGTCTGCTTTGACGGTGTAATACTCTGGCTCGACAGTTTCCTCTTCAATGTCAGTTGCTTCAATATCAGCATCTAATAATTCCTCATCAGATACCTCTAATTCATCAAGCTCATCAGTTTCCTCAACTGCTTCCACTTCAGCCTCTTCAGCTTCTGGAGTTACAGATGTTTCCTCCTCAACTTGATTAGTTTCGCCTGTTTCTTGTTGCGCTGGCGCTATGATTTGTTCAATCGCGCTTTCTATATTGTCAGTCGTTTGCACGGTACTGCTCCTATTGTTTACGATCTAAAAGTGTCTCTGCTGCAATAGCGGCGTCAAGCTGCACTTCGATCTTGTTTAATGCACGCAACATTGCGTGCGCCTCTTCACGTTGCTCAACGTCTTGAGCCGCGCTAGTCGTAAAAAGCCTAATTTGCTCATTACGAACGTCCTCAACAAACTGCATAAAAGCAGTATCGTTCTTTAACCTTTTGGCATCATCTGCCTGTATTCTTATATCTACTGTCATAATCCTGCTGCTCTAGCGGTCATATCGTTTATTTGACGTTCTTTTTCTTGTTCTGCTTTAATTCTAGCTACGTCCACGGTTGATCCATATTGACCTAATGTCCTAGCAGCATCAACGTATAAGTTTTGCGCCATTTGATCTCTCTTTAAATCATCCTGCATAACCATCTCTTCACGTTTTCTAGCATCATCCATTTGCGCTCTTTGCAAATCAACTTGCGCTTTTGTTTGCGCTTTCATTTGTTCAGCTTGCGCCATCATAGAAGCTGGGTCTTGACCCTGACCTTGCTGCGCCAACATAGCTTGCTGCTGTTGCTGCATTTGCATTAACTGCATTTCTATTTCTGGCGTAATCGGTGCAAAGTAACGATCTGCATTTCTAATACCGCTAGAAGCTAATATATCTGCAAGAGTATTACGAATATTTGTAAGAGAAACTAAACCGTTCATAGCGCCATATGTTTGATAAACCATAGTTTGTTGCTGTAGGGCCATAGCTAAAGCGCTAGTTTTTTCTTCTTCTCTGCCAGTACCAAGCCCAACATTAATGCTAATATCCATATCTATGTCAAAAGCTTTTGGATCAACAGGCTGAAAGCGCCCATTCATACGCATCATAGCGCCATCTTCCATATTCTTTTGCAGCAATCTCAGCATTAAACCAAATAAATCTCTTGCACCGTCAGCTAAATTTCTAACCATCACTTCTACTTGCCCTGCTGCGGCTTGCACAGTGGCTTGCACAGCAGCCTTAGTTGTAGACTGCATAGCATCAGGGTCTAAGCCCATAGAGGCCTTGGTAACGCCTGTCTTGCCCTCTACAAGCTGATCTAGATAGGTTAGTGCGCCTAGCGTCTGCCCTGCTGTAAATGGCACAGCTAAATCTTGCACCGCACCAGCTTGACGCATACGAACAATCGCACCTATTTCGTTATTTAAAACGTCATCTATATTTACTGCGCCATCGACTATACCAACTCTAGGATTATTGGTCATAGCTACGTTATCTAATATACCTCTTAAAATAGAGGTTGCTGCGTCTTGATCATCTATAACTAGGTCAGCAATGCTTCTGCCATAGAATGTGTGTGGTTCTGGGTCTACTTCAAATTTTGCAAAAGGTAATTCATCTGCTAACTCATAATCTAGCAGTTTGTACTTTGTTCCACCGCATAAAAACTTATGCAACACAGCAACCCCTGTTCCATCAACGTCCATCCTCATATAGGCTTCAGTTACAGTAACTAGCCTCATAGATGGATCAGAGCTTGTTTCGTTAAAATCATCTGAATAACCTTGGCGTTCTTGTCGTTCTGCCTCAGTCATTTCTGAGCCTGCATCAAAGCTGTCTAATTTAAGAACATCATCAGCATCAAAACCCATAGATATAAGGTCACTAGCTCTCATCTCTGTTCTATGAGCAACAACATGGGCATCTTCTAAAGTTCTACAATTTCTATCTACAAAAAATTCTTCTGGCGGTACGCTCTCTATTTTTAGACAACCAGCATATGCTTTTCTTGAAACTTTAGCAGAATGAACAGGCGTTTTCATTTCAGCGCCATCTTCATCTATACTCATTTCCTGCTCGACAGTATGCTCTAAGACACTAACATCATCATCCTGTACTAGAAACGTATACTCATCATCAGATAAGTTTGTATAAGTATAAATCTCTGCTTCTGGCATTTCTTCCCAGTAAGCTTTGACTATACCCTGTTTTTTAATTAGCGCATCGTGAAACGCATCGTTCAACACCCTATAACCATTGCTGCGCTGAAACTCATAATGAACGTAATCAGTCGCTTGTTCTGCCATTGCCACATCTTCAGCGCCATGTGGCATAAATTCTACTGGCCTAGCTGTACTTAAAAACACACGCATCAAGCTTGGTTTAATTGCACGCACAACATCACGAACCTTAGTGGCAACAACCTTACTACGTCCATCTTCAAAGCCTATATCAACTTCACCATCGTAGTAGCGTTGCGCTCTAATTCTATCCTCAGATATTTCACTCTCAACAAAATCTACTGCATCATCTATAGCGTTCTGAACAATAGTTTCTATTTCGCGTTCTGTTTTAGCTTTTAGTTCCATCTATTGCCCCTCTTGATATGTTCCAGCCTGACCACCAACAAAGAAAGGTGAAACCTTATCTCTCATTGGCGCTGCGCCTGTAGCTAAATATTGCCGTATATCATCCATAGCTTGCAACCTAGCCCTATCTGCGCTTGTTTTACCGACAATACCGCCAAGTGAAGCGCTCATAAATACTGGGTCAGTTGTTATAGCAGCAAGATTTAAAAACGTCATAAGGCCGTTTCCGCTTGGGCTAAGTTTACCTACTAATCTTAGTATATCTGTACCCACATCACCATTTGCTGCTTTTCTAATTACTTCTATTTCTTTAGGACTAAAAAAACTAGCATCTTTTCCGTTAATAATTCTTAAAGCAGCTTGCCTATATTGATTATCTATATTACCGCCTGAACCTGCTGCAAATGTTCTATCTTTTGCTTGCGTCATAGCTCGATCAAATATTTCTACTTTTTTAAATGTTTTAAAAGCCTCTCTTGCAGCAGAAACTAATTCACCACCGTCAAAGTTTTCTACAACTTTATCAAACTCGTCTATAATTGATCCTATTCTTGGATCAAAATTACTATTTGCATATGACTTAGTAAGATTTTTTCTTACTTCTTCTAGATCAGCAAGTCTACCTTTAAACTTTCTAGTTCCATTAGGATTTATTTTAGTCATATTACTAATTGCGCTAAGAACATAATCTAGTTCTCTTTGGTTTTTAGTTTTACTACCTTTTACATATCCAGCGCTATCCATCACACTTGAAACTTTAAAAAACATATCATCTATAGCTTCAGGTGATATTTTTATTCCTGCTTTATCAACTAACTCATAAGCTTTATTTTTTAACTGTTTAAGACTTTCTAGCGTTGGCTTTTCTTGGTTTTTACCAACTAAAAAATTATAGGTTTTATTACCACCGCTTCTAACAACATTAAAAACAGGCACACTGGCAGCAGTGAACAAACCGCCTACAGTACCGCCTTGCATTGCTCTATTATATCTATCAGCAAAACCTTCTTCACCAGAGCCAAACCCATAAGCAGCGCCATAAGCAGAACCATACATACCACCCTTACCCATAGCTCCAAGAGTAGTTTTCGCTTTACCTAAAGGCATAGTTAAACCGCCTGCTATTTCACCAGCAGCCGTAGCAACAGGGTTTTGCTCTCTAGCAACTTCCAGATTTGCCCTAGCAAGCTCTGTTCCAAACTTCTCCCTTTCTGCTTCAGTTCCGCTAGAACCAAATTGACCAGAAAGTTTACCTAAAAGCTCATCTTGACCTGATACTGAAGCCATATTACCAGCACCAGTAAAAAAACTTCTCAGATTACCCATAAGTGTGTTTTGATCACCTATTTCTTCTTTTAATCTAGCTCTAGACGTAACACCTAATACAGTTTCGCCTGTTGTCGGGTCTGTATACTGCTTAGTAGGGTCAGTAAAAAACCCTTCAGCAAGACCTTGCTCGTTAAGCTTTACGTCTTGATTGATGAAGTCTTGGGTAATTTTATCTGCTTTTTCGTTTTCAGCCAAAAATTGACGAAAAGCATTTTTAGCGCCTTCTATATTAGCGCCTTCTACTTCATAAACTTTACCGTCTGGAGCAGTTATTTCAAAAACAGGCATTAAATAATCCTTTACTTCGCTTTAATGGTATAACCACCCTTAACAAAAATATCATCACTGTCAGCAAGTCCAGCTTGTACTTCGTTATGTAATGTAATTAATCTCATAGCCTCTTCTTTTGTCGGGGCTTCTTTTATTGCTAATGCAATCGGATCATTTAGAATTTTAGTATAAACTGTTTGCACAGTTTCTAGGTTTTTAGCTAATAATTCTGGCGTTAATTCTTGTTGAAGAGCTACTAAAGAGTTATTTAATTGAGTTAATTCTAAGTTACTTACTTGCCCAAGTCCTGCACCAGTTGTAGACATTTCTCTCATTAACTGTAATCTATCAAAACCAATATTTGATTGGATTTGAGTAAGAAGACTAGCAACATCAACACTTTCTTGAGAAGATAAAAACCCTAATCTACCAAAAGCAGCGCCCCTAACACCCGCTTCAGGTGGATCAAATGTAAACATTCTTTCAACTGTTGATTTATTATATTTAGCATCTTTTCCAGAAGGCCTAGTGCCTGTTTTATCTTTCTTACCAACAACTAAATCTAAAATAGTATCTACTGAATTTGAAATATTATCTGCCTTCACTGCTTGTATAGTTCTGGCGGTAAAATCAGATTTTACTTTATCAAGTTCTGCTTTTTTGCGATCAAAGTCTGTTTTAGACCCTGCGGCTGGAATAAATTGTATTTGATTAGTAGAAGGGTCTCTTTTAAAACCTTTGCTAGGATCATTAGGATCAAGATATTCTGGAACCATATTATCCTTTGCCATTTCATCTATTTGGTTTTGCTCAATAGGTGTAACGCCACTCTGACCATCTCCAGTACCAACAGTAACATCAACATCAACACCGCCACCGCTAAACGGAACAAAATCAACAGTATTATCTTTTTTCTTAATAATAACACCGCCTATACCTTGATTCATATCAAAGTCTTTACCAAAAGCATTTCTGACATATTCTTGGTAAAGAGCATCAGAAGGTTTAAGAATAGTGCCTTCTTTACCAAGCTCATCACGAACTTTCATTACAGACTCAATATAAGCTTGCTGATCAGCTTGAGTTCCGTCTTTAGGAAAAGAAACGCCAGCCCCAAAAGATGCTGTGATTGCTTGCTGCGTTGTAGGATCAAACTTATTGTAAAGATTAACATTCATACCAGAAGGCATAAATAACGGAATCTCATCACCAAAAACAAAATTCATAAATTCAGGTGAGCCTTCCTCTAAATTTCTTTGTTTTGCTAATTCCATCTTCATTTGCACTTCTGGCGATAATTGTTTTTGCGCTGGTAACTTAAAGACTATTTGATTGTACTCGTCAGAACCTTCAGGATAACCTGCTCTAAGAGCCATATTATGACGAACTTGTATATCGCTAGGCTTAACAGGTTTAGCTGCATCTCTATCCATAGCAAGCTTGTTTTGAAAAGTAGCTAACTGTCTCGCTCTTTCTTCAGCTCTAGCTTCTTTTTCCATATCAAACATATAACCATATGCTTGAGAGCCTTTTAGTTGACCTGTAGAAACCATAGAGGCAAGCCTGTCGCCCATAGGCGTACCTAAACCTTTTAAATATTCAACAGTTTTATTTTTTGCCCTGTTAGCTGTGCGCTGCTGTTGTATTGTTTGCAGCGCTTGGTTTAATCCTTTATCAGGCTCAAACCTTAATGTATTAAAAGCTCTTGCCGCTGCTCCTGCAAAATCTCTAAAATCATAATCTTTAATCATGTTTTACCCCATAAATGATGGCATACCAGCTGCAAATTGAGCGCCTGCGGTTAAGTAATCAAAAATTCCTAAATCTCTGCTTTGAGTATTGGTTTGCGGAACAGGAGCGGCTCCTAATGCAGCAAGTGGCAACCCTAATTTATTTGCTGGGGCATTAGCATAATTATCGTATTGCATTTTGGCAGCATCTATTAATTGTTGCATAGCATTTTGCTGCATCATTCCTTGTTGCATTTGTTGCTGATTAATACCCTGACCCATGTTAAAAGCCTGAGCGCCAACGCCTTGCAATCCCTGCGCTGACCTAAATGCATTATTCATAGCATTATCAAACCCTTGTTGACGCAATGCACCAACTTTATCTAAAGCTTGTTGTTGAAAACCTTTTAAAGCTTCAGCTTCCATAACACCTTGCCTAGAGCCACCGTAAGCGCCTGCTCTTTGCGCTCCTGCACCAATATTATTTAGACCCATCTGAGCAGCGCTTCCAACATCTCTCAATGTCTTATCAACCACTGCATCATTAAATGGGTTCATAAATTGATTTACATTTGGATTAGCAAAGCCTTGGCCTGCTTGCATTGTTGCTTGTGCCGCCCCTTGATAGGGGTTCATTGTCATTGCTGGATTTGCTGCGCCTGCCATATTATTTACCCCTCGACATAGTATCTCTTGATATAGGTTGTACCCCTAACGGTGAGTCATTTGAGTAACCTGTAGGTCTAAAACTTTGCGCCCTTCCTAAAGGCGCTGCATTTTTTCCTGCACTGCCAGATTGAGGGTCCATAAAAAATGTATCTATATATTGACTTTGCGCTGGTCTAAATTGAGCTAAATTTTCAACAGACTGTTCAAATAAAGGTGCAGAAGAATAACCCATAGCACCGCCAGCAAACTCTGTTGCTTCAGGCATATACTGCTCATCTCCTGCGCTCATCCCAAAAGCTTCAGCAGCATCTTGTGTATTTTCAAAAGCAGCGTTTTGCATAGGTGAAAAGGCAGCCACATCAGGGCCATAATATGGCACATACCCTATATTAGATATTCTATCAGCAAGAGCTAAATTAGATTTAGCCGCACTTTCAATGTATTTTGGTATCTCTGTTTTTGAGGTTCTACCGCCCCCTTTTCCACCACTCATCTTATATCTCCTTTTGAAATGAGGCGTGTAATGGTTTCCAGCCATGCGCCTTTAAAGGTTTCTTCCATCCAAAACGACCTGTAATCGTCAACGCCTCACATCCATAATGTTTTGCCCAATCTGTAACATCATTGTGCATATCTAACAACTGATCTAGCTCACCACCGCCTAAAAACACGTTTAGCACCTTTTTTCTAGGATATATCACAATTTCAGTAACAATGCACCCCCTTGGGCTAGGCCATAATTGCATATTACCATCAGCAATACCTTTTGCCACATCCTCAAAATTATGCGTACCACCTGAATACTCTAAAGCCGCCTCAATCCAAGGGCGGCATCTCTCTAGTTCGTTTACTTGTGTGTCTTTAGGCATTTAATATGTAGACAGTGCTACCCTTTTCCAAATTGTTGTTTTTCCATCATAATTGGCTGTACAAATATAAATATATGCTGTGTCCCAAGCTATCATTCCTGCCCCATCGCCAGACGCGCCAATGCTTGAACTAGGCGTTGCTTGCTTCATTGCTATTTGCCTAAATGCATTTTGCGCCGAAACAACAGGATAATTTTTTTCTTCATCCCAAAGAAATATACCGTTTTCGCTTGGATTATCTTCATCGGTTTTAAAAAAAAGTTTACCTAAATTTGTATTTAAAAACAAATTAAGTTGCCTACCCCATTGCCGCAAATCTGGTCCAATCAAAGGTGAGCGAACAGGCATTATCGTCTGCCTCCTGTTTTAGTTTCTAATCTCATAGTTCCTACATTCCAATTTGTTGCGCTATCACCTTCAACCCTCATTTTTATTTGCCTACCACTAAAACGAACAGAAGTTGGGTTGCTTGGATTAAAAGGGCCGTATGTTCGCTCCGTGTCGTTAGGATAAAACTTAGATTTAAATTTTAAATCTACATTACCTTGTGTTTTTTCATCGGGAATAACTTCTGTTACTTTTATAATATTGTCGCCATTACCTATACTTATAGGACCAGTTTCACAAAATACTGGCGAACTATCATAATTAAAACCCTGCTCATGGTTTTGCAAATTTGTTACCGTTGTGTGGTCAGCCATTAAAGGATTAGCAAAAACACCCCTTGCAGCACCTGCTGTCCTAGACAAGTTACCTAAAAGCCAATGTTTATCAGCATAATTATATCCAACATATCTATCAATTTCTAAACTGCCTCCAGATGGATAAAACCACCATATTTCGTTTTCACCACCTAATGCCATTCCCCAAACTTTAGATTGTTGGTCTTGGTTAAAATCACTGAAAACATAGTCTTTAACTTCGCATGGCAATTCTTGAACGCTGTTACCATCAAAAAAGTGAAAACTTTCCTGACCAAACCAAAAAACACCATAATCAGTCGATACAGCACTTAACCTAGAAATAGCTCCACAATGCTGTCCTATTTTTTGAAATCCATAAACATATGGTGGCCCAATATACTGCGCTGTATGAGCATCTGTATCAGTAATAATTAGCACCTGACCTCTTGTTTTAATGCCTTGCATAATTTGACCAACAGTAGCAAGCTCTATGTCTCCTGCCTCATTTGTTGCAGCCGCAGCCCATACAGTATTATTTTCTTTATCACACCATTGAACTTTGCGAGAATTGCCACCTGCTCCTAACGCAAAGATAAAACGTTCTTCTGTTACAACAACTCCTTTGTTATTTATAGGTGCATTTTCAATAGGCTCTGCAACTGTTTTTTGTTTTAAACTAACGTTATCGATGTCAAAGTTAGGAGTATCGTATGCTTGTGGTATTATTTCAATCTTGGCTTGCGTATCGTCAGAGCCAAATCTAAAAATGTTTGGCCCAACAACTAACGTTTTATCAACGTAAACCGTTGTTGTATTAACACCAGTAATTTTAACTTTAACATCAGGAACAGTAGCAACATTTGCATCATCGTTAGGGTCAATTAAAGTAACTTCTAAATCAAATGTATCTTGGTCATCACCAATGTTATGGGTAAAAGTATGAGCAGTGCCTAAATTTTTAATTAATGTATGCGCTGAACCAATGTCTTGTCTAAAAATATGTGCCGAACCTATGTCTTGCCTAAATGTGTGGGCAGTACCAACACCAACGCCAGTGATGTCTATAGCCGCACCGCCAGATGTTGCCGACAGTTGAAACTCAGTTCCAGAAGCACTTATAATAAAATAATTAGTACCATCTACCAATCCTGCTATGTCTGTGCCACCACCATTAGAATAAACAACTTCTTGACCGTCTGAAAACGTGTTGCTTACTATAATTTTGTCGTTTGTTGCGTCCACAATTGCAGTATCTGTACTATCTATAGTTACCGTAACATTATCACTTAATGAAATAGCTGAACCGCCAGAAGTAGATGACAATTGAAAATCAGATGCACTAGCATTTACAATAAAATAATTAGTGCCATCAGTAAGACCATTTATTGCTGCACCGCCACCAACATTATAAACAACTTCTATTCCATTCGTAAAAGTATTAGCACTGATAATTTTATTGTTAGTCAAATCAACAGCAAACCCAACGTGTTGAAATACATGATTATTGCCAACACCTACACCTGTTATATCTATGGCAGAACCGCCAGAAGTAGATGCTAACTGAAATTCTGTTCCTGAAGCGCTTATAATAAAATATGTTGTTCCATTTGTAAGCCCAGCAATATCAGTACCGCCGCCATTTGAATATGTAACCTGTTCACCGTTAGTAAATGTATTTGATATAATTATCTTGTCGTTTGTGGCATCGACTACTGCTGTGTCTGTGCTGTCTGTAATAGTAACTGACTTATTTACACTAGCATTGTCAGCATCGAAAGTTACCTCATTATTAGCCGTAAGTGTAATAGGAGTTCCACCTGACGTTGTAGCTAGTTGAAATTCTGCTGAAGATGCAGATACAACAAAATAACTTGTACCGCTTGTTAATCCACCAATGTTAACACCGCCGCCGTTGTTATAGATTACATTATCACCAGTAACAAAATTGTTAGTTGATACAATTTTATCATTAGTTACATCTATAATAGATGCGTTGTCAGCATCAAAAGTAAGATTTCTTGGCGCTGTCAAATCTATTGCTGTTCCACCAGAAATTGAAGCTAATTGAAATTGTGACGCACTACTACCTAAAACAAAATAATCAGTATCATTAACTAGACCACCTATGTCTGAACCACCACCGTTCGAGTAACGAACTTTAGTGTTTGCTGCAAAAGTATTAGCAATTACTATATTGTCATTGGCAACATCAACAACAGATGTATCATCGGCATTAACAGTTACAGGATTTGTTTGAGGTAATAAACCAGTTACCGTTTGGTCTAAGTTACCAAAATTAATACGTTTTAACTCATGCGAAGAACCAATGTCTAATCTAACTACATGAGTTGAACCAATATCTAATTCGAAAGAATGATTTGTTCCTAAAGAACCAGAGGGGGCGGTTAAGTTTATTGCAGAACCACCTGACGTTGCTGATAATTTAAAAGTATCTGTTGATGCTGAAACAACAAAATAATTTGTTCCTGTTGTTAAGCCACCTATATCTGTCCCACCACCATTAGAGTATGTTACTTCATTGCCATCTGATAATCCATGACTAGCAATAGTTATTGTTTCGGTTGCATAGTCAATTGGGCCATTAGCAGCCGCCGCTGTAACGGTAGTTACAAGATTACCCATTCCTGCACCATGCACAGTGCAATAATATGATGCAGGCATTGTGCCAGATGTGGGAACAGTTAATGTTACTGTAGCACCTGCTGTTCCCTCTGTGCCGCTTGCAGTAACAGCAAAAGTATTCCCCAACGCATCTTTAAATCTAAAAGGATGACCGCCGTTTGTTCCATCGCTAACGTCGAACGTGTAAGTTGTACCTTGAATAAGTGTTAAAGATGGATTTGCCACACCGTCTAAGTAAAAAATATTACCAGTTCCACCACCGTACAAAGTGCCACTTGCTACAGTTACAGCTACAGATGTTGCGCTAGTTGCAATTCCATTTGGATCGATTGTTGTTGTAGGATCAGCCGTTAAATCTATAGCCGCGCCACCTAATGTTGCTGATAATTGAAACTCAGAAGAACTTGCTCCTACGATAAAGTACGAAGCATCATTAGTTAAACCGCTAATATCAGTGCCGCCACCATTGTTGTAAGTTACAGCATCACCATTTGTAAAAGTATTTGAAATTATTATTTTATTGTTAACTATATCTTTGATCGCACCATCATCTGCATCAAATATTACTTCATAATTTGGTGTCAAATCTATTGGTGCGCCTCCAGAAGTAGCCGCTAATTTAAAATTATTAGTTGTAGCAGATACAATAAAATAATTTGTTGCTGTTGTTAATCCACCAATAGCTACCTGACCAGTTGGTACTGCATAAGTAATTTCATCACCGTCAACAAATTTGTGTGCATTTATTGTAATTGTATCGTTAACCGCATCAACAATTGTGGCATCGTTTGCATTTATTGTTGGCTTATATAACTGATACTCTGCAACGCCGCCAGATATTGACCAATTTGTTCCTTTTGTCCAATCACTGTCAGTAGCAAAATCACCGTTTGTTATTAACTCTGGTCCAATAAAAGTAGATAAATCCCATTCCCATAATCTGCCATCGTCGTAATGAAAACCTATTAAATTTTGCCCAAAATTATCTAATTGCCAAGTTGTAGCTTCTTGCGGAATGCTTGCGCTACTAGAAGGTCTAGGTTGACCATAGTAACCAGTACCGTAAAAACTATTACCAAAACCAGTTCCAACTGCGGCATCCTCTCTACCTTCTGCTAAATCATCTGGCGTTAAATTGTATTTAAAACCGCCACCTGTCATTCCGCACAATTGATCGTGAGAACCACCTGCTATCCAAGCAGTTCCATCATTTGACTGCCATGTATGCAGACCTCTACAAACATTATTTAAAAATGTGCTTTTTCTTAACTGCCAACCACCAACAGGACGTAAGCTACCATCTACCCACCGAACAAGGTTGCCATCTCGCCATCGGTATGAACCTTCGTATTCAGTTCCATTTCTGTAAAAACCTGCTGGAAGTTTTAGAGGTACTAAAGGCATTACGTTGTTGCTCCAAACATTGTTCCATTGTTTATAAGTGTGTATGTGTTGCCAGTATCCTCAACAGCTTTACCACCTGCACCACCAGTGCCGTTAACTGAGCGTCCACTTGCGCCATTACCACCAGAGGCTCCCCAACCTCCACCACCTGCACCAATAGATGTATCACCACTTCTTCTACCATTGCCGCCATTTTGACCGCCTGCACCACCCGTTGCTATGTTTCCTGAAAATTGTGTAATAAATTGAACTGTTGGGTTACAATCATTTCCAGGCAGAATACGCCCACCTCCGCTACCAGTTGCTTGTTGCACTTCACTCCCACTACTATTTTCAAGCACATAACCGCCCACGCCACCTGCTTGCGCTGTTTGTGATGTGACCGCAACTCCCTGCGCTGCCGCAGCATTTAAAACAGCACCATTTTGATAAGATGCAGAACTATGAGCGCTGCCATTGTTTCTTACACCAATACCACCAGTCCCACCGCCTGCACCACCACCGCCGCCGCCTCTACGTTGTGATGTGCTGTTCTGCGTTGCGCCGCCGCCGCCGCCGCCTGCTATAAATGCACTAGCATTATTGGTTATAGTAACGCCAGAAACACCAGAATTTATACGAATTGCAGGTCCACCTGCCGTACCGTTATAACCTATAGTTCCTGCGCCATTTCCACCGCGGCCAATTATATAGCCATTGTTTATAATCGTGCATGGAATATCGATTGTCATTCCTGCATTAGATGTATTGTCTGACCAAATCCACCAACCGCTTGGTATTGTTAACTGACCACCGCTACTTATGTAATCACTTACAGTAATTTCTTGCAGTGAGTTTTGGCCGTTTATAACGACTGGAGTTGCAACAGTATCTAAATCTATATTGCTAGAAGTTCCATAAAAATCGCTAAATGACAAAGGGTTATTATTGTTAGGAATACCATCAGCCGCAGCATAATATTCGCTTAGGCTTGTAGGTGCAGTACCACCAAATTCTGTTTGAATTTGGCTTAGTGATATTGCTCCGCTAGATTGTAGTGCCATTAGGTTATAGTTCCAAAAGCTGTTACATCGCCAGTAAATATAGCATTTCCTGAAGCGTCTAGTTTCATTTTATTTGTGCCACCTGCTGCAAAATACAATGAACCACCTGTTTCTGTAATAGTCCAATCACCTAAATCAACAGTTGTAGCTTGCACTTCACCTGCTGAACCGTAAATAACAGCTTTTCCATTGACTACGGTATTTGCTACAGATCCATCTAACAAATCTAGTTCAGAGCTTTCTAACGTTGGCGCTATTCCATCTAAAACGTTTAATTCAGCAGCAGAAACAGTAACGGCTGTGCCACTTATTTTAAATGCACCTTGTTCTAAATTAGGTGCTGTTGTTCCCGTTCCAGTACCGTTAACACCCTGCACAATAACATCTAGTGCATCATTAATAGTTTGGCCCCATGTATCTTGAGAACCGCCAACTGTGGGTTTTGTAATTGTAATAGCCATATTAAAACCTCATAATTTTTTTTACTATATCAAATAATTATTGTTCCGTCCATGTGTTAGATAAATCAATAGTTTGCTGTTCTGCCCAATTACTATCTGTAATATTATCTGTTTGCTCCGTCCAAAAATCATCGGGGCTTGCGGCGTCACCGTAATTGGGAACTTGTGGTAAAATTTCAGTAAATTCTATTTGTGGTATTTCTATACTATTAAATGGAAATCGAGTTTTCCCAAATATTACAGAGACTGTTAAAGTGCTTGGAATTAAATTGTGAGTTTGAGTTATAACTGGATTACCTACAGCACTGCTTATTGTGAGATTGTTAGATGTTAAATTTTGAGTTTGGTTTAGAATACCAGTTATTGTTAGGTTTGTGTTTAAGGTAATATTTGCGCTAGTTAAATTATGAGTTTGCGTTAATGTTTGCGAAGTGAAATTAGGATTGACGGTGATATCATTAATAAAAATACTCGAAACGTCTGGGAAAAGTTGAGAATTATTAGTAACGGTATTTATTGTTAAATTTGATAAACTAATAGCAGTTAGTGAACTACCAACGCCAGAAATTGCCGCGCCTGCTATTGGCGATAATCCCAACATTATCTATAATCCTTCAAAGAAAATTCAGCGCCATTCATAACGTTTTCCTTTGCGTAATTGCTATACACCAAAACCTCGCTATCTTCTATTAAGAAATCACAATCCTTACAAAAACTTGGATAATCCCCATTTTTATGTTGCTCTCTGAGATTTTGATAGACCTGACCTGTATATATTTCTTCAAATGTATTTTTATTTATATTACCCAAAGTTGCTTCTGTATCGCGCCCTAAGACCTGACAGCAAGGGTGAACGGCTCCATTTGCTCTAATGACTGCATCAGGACTAAACGGCCTCCCACACGTTCTTTTTTTCCCTTTCCTGTCACTGTGATAAACACCAGACCAATTGTGCATTTTCCATATTTCTACTAAACCGCCATCACTGATTTCTAAATACTTTTGCTTTTCGTACTCAATATTGCTGTTGTCTAAAATTAAATGATAACTAGCAACCTTACACTTTTTAGCATAATCACGCATCATTTGCATATTTTCTAACACCCAATAAAAAGAACGACTGTTCATCCATTTAGCATATAATTGCGGCGTATAACCTATAATAGAAAACCTATAGAAATCTAAACCTGCATCAACGCAATCTTTCATAAATTGATTACGCATTTTTAAACCGTTAGAAAATAAATAAGCTTTTGCTCCTACTTCTTTAACAGCCTCAATATATTTTGGTAATTCTTTTGTAAGTGTAGCTTCTCCTGAACCATCTAGATTAACAACATTGGGTCTTAACTCTAACAGCAAACCTTTAAATGTGCTTAGAGGCATTTCTGTTAAGAAATCTACATCCCTACCATCTGTTTGTGGACACATATTGCAACTATAATTGCAAGCACCGTTAACTTCTATGACTGCTCTGTCTATGTACATAAATACAATCTTTTTGACGAAAAACTTTATCTTTAGTATAACCTATTTCTAACAATTTTCTATCGCACAAAACCGTAGTGTCGCGTAAAGGTTTTTGCTCCATAATAATAACAGGTTTGTATTTTTTAATTGTTTTTAGTGATCCTTGCAAAGATAAATACTCATGCCCTTCAACATCAAATTTTATTAAATCAACATCTTTTACATTTAAACTATCGAGTGTTTTAACCTCAGTAGAAAAGGTTTTCATTGTTCTTTTCCATCGGTTCCAGTTATTCAACGAAGGCTTCTCATACCTATTTGTCCCATCATTTCTAGTAAAATATAATGTTTTATTTGTTTCTGCTTGGTCACTTATACCAAAGTTATAAGTATTAATATTATCTTGAGCATTTAACACTAAACAAGCATAAGCCTCTGGACTTGGCTCAAAACTATAAACAGTGTCAAAAAATTCTGCCATTTGATTGGATATTAAACCATAGCAACCACCTATATCTATCGCCACCCTTTTATTATTACATACTGATTGAGCATAATTTATCATTCCTGCGTGATATTGTTTGCCTTTTGACACAACATCAAAAACATGATCACTTGGAGCCGACAGCCATATGCCATTAAGTTGAAACATGATGCAAATTTTTCATTTTTACTAGAAACTCCACACTGCATTGAATATTACACTCATTGCATGGTGACATACTACGCTTGCCTTTAATTAAAGTGCTTCTGTATTCGTTTAATCTTTTGTTTTTTGTTGTGTAATCTTTAATAGGCTCATCAAATATATTACTTATAGCCTCTATGTCTTTCCACACATCACAGCATAAATTATAGTCCCCATTCCAGTTAATATATACCACCTCAAACGGTTTGTGACACATCTCACCATAAATATGATGATTATATTTTGGTTCTGGATTTATTTGGTCTGGTATATATCCCGATCTTGTTTTCCAGTTTCTAAAAAATGGGTCTTTTTTGTTTTTAATTCTGAAAAAAGGATATTTTCTTTGTATTGCCTGTGGAGTTTCTAAAGTTTCAGCATAAACATTATAAACAACATCATCGAACTGTTCTATCAAATGTAAGTATTCATCCACCTTTTTACCGTTTGTATTCATTTCTATTTCAATAAGCGATCTGTTCTTTAAGTCGATAAGAAGCTCCGCTATTGCGCCAAAATTTTTTGCTAATGTTGGCTCACCTCTTCCTGCTAACTGCACTGTAACGGGCTGTCCTAGCTCCTCTAGCTGTTTTACAATTGTTTTGGCCGTTTTCATTGACATATGAACATTGCTATTTGGATAGCCATGACCTCTTGGGCAAAAGTTACAAGTGTAATTGCATAACTCAGATAAATTTAACTCAACATATTTAAGCAGTCTGTTCATCTCTAGGACGCTCTAAAAATTGGTTTATGGTGACACGAAAACTTCCTTTAGGACAATGATAATCGTGCCACGTTACATCATCTTGCGCTGCAAAAATTAATGCTCTGTTAGGCTTCCATTCTATTTCTTTTATTAATTTTTTATTTTTGTCGTACAATCTTGTGCCAGAGTTTTCTATTGGATCAACATAAACCACACAACTTAATACTTTTCTTTGAGCTTCATCATGTATTGGATATCTATGTGGCCCTCTAAGAAAGTTTACTTCCCAAAATAAACTAATTTCTGAATATGGCCTATGGTATGTTAATTGGTCAAAATAGCTTTCATTAATTTTATTGCTTTCAATAGCTTGTTTTAGTAATTCGTTATCAGGAAATGCAAAAGCTTGCTTTCTTGTTTCTCTGTTTATGTTTTTGCTTAAAAACCGTTTTGCTTCTGTCTGTATAGTTTTAAAAACATTTGCATCATAGTAATTGTCTATGACGATATGCTCCCAAGGTTCCGTAATTACCATTTATGCACCTCATAATCCGTCATGTTTTGTTTTTTGTACTTGTGTAATTTTGCAAGTAATTGATCTTTGTAATCTTCTTTATCAAAATCTATACAAACTCTACCGTAAAACCAGTTAAGCCATTTAATTTTATCTTTATAAGGAACCGATTTAACTTCTAATATACTATCGTCTGTTTCTACTAACGGCACAATATCGGTTGTCATACTTGGGCCGCGCAATGTGCAAACAGGCTTGTCATGCAAAATAGCTTTAAATGTAAGGCCGCTATCTATACTCACAACTCTATCCGCACCCTCAATAAGTTCCTCTGACCTGCAACCATCTACTAATTCAGTATATTCGCTAAGAATATTATGTTTTTTTGCTATATCCCATAATATATCATAGTGAGTGTTGCCCCCTGCACACGGATGAGTTTTAAATATTGTATATGTTTTTGACGCAGTTGCCCAAGCAATATATTTTATTGTTCCTAACAAATCTTTTTGACCCGTCATTTGCAACGGAAACAAGGTATAAGGTCTTTGCTTTTTAAAAATACCTTCATGCTGCCCATATCTATCATTAGAATATTGTGAAAAGTAATCTAAAATAGTTTCATCTTCTGGCGCATCTTTGTAGAAACCCCAAATGGGAAAAGCATCTATATAAAAACCTTTACTAAAACGCATAAGGTGAAAATTTCCGTAACCGCCAGTATATCTATATTTTCTAACCTTTTCTTCCCAATCTAACTCGTAAGGCTCTACATGACCCTGTATGGCATCACCAAACATTTTTATATATTTAAGATTAATTAGTTTATGGTGTACACCTTTACGATTGGCGTAATATATTTTGTAGTAATCTTTAGGCTCTGAGTTTTCGAAATCATGCAGCCGTCTATTATCGAACGAAACCAAAAGAAAACCTTCTTCCTGCCGTCCATACGCAATGCCAAAAAGGTTTGTGTTTGTTTATATCAAAACTTCTAACTGTCCAACCTTCGTCATCCCAATCCTCTATTATCTCACCAGTATTGGGGTCTGCATATTTAAAAACAGCTTTATCTAATGAAAAAGTATAATAAACTCTATTACCTTCATTATCGTTATTGGTGTGCCAAAACATACCTGACATGGGACTATAATGCGCAGCATTTACTATTTCTTTTGCTTTCAAAACACTTTTTGCATTTAGCAAATATGGGTTTTCATAACTATCAATAGTAAGACAGCCGCCTGCGTTTGTTATATTTTTTTTAGGTATTAACCACTTATTAAAATCTTCATACAAGATAGGTCTTTGTGTAATAAATCCATTCCAAGTTTTCATTGTGGATTGAATGAATTGACCTAAAGCGTTTTTTACTTGTGGATTTACTTCTTCACGTTTCATCAGTATTTAGGTAGCTCATAATATCTTCAATTTCCTCATCGGTAACAATATCATCAGCTAAAATTTCTGCAACCTTGTCAGCACCTAAATATTGAGTAGCAACCATAGATAGCATATCAAAATCTGCTGTTCTTGCGTTAGCAGGAACTAAAGACATTTTCTGCAATTCTTCAATTAACCATTCTTTACCTTCATCTGTAGCTAAATTTTTAAGATTTGGGTCTTTAAACATTGTATTATTGTCTGGGTCATAAAACATACTATCCCAATATTGTTTATCAATATTGTCAAAACAAACAGGATCGACATCAACAATTTTAACATTTTCCATTGAATAAACAGCAGGAGGTATAAGTTTTCCGTCCATCTCAATACAACATACAGAATTATCAGATTTGTTAATTGCTATTTTCATTATGAGTATGTCCTGTACACTTTTCTAAATCTGTATGCACTTGCTGCCGAATTATCTGATCCAACATAAATTGTATAAGTGCTTATTTGAGCATACATCGTCGGCCAACTGTTATCATCCAATGCAGCTAACCCCCAATAAGCTGCATTTCCTGCGGATGTTTGCCCTGAATTAACCCAACTTCCATACAATAAGTCACTAAAAGTTACACCGCCAGAAGGTAAATTAGTAAAATTATTTCCGTCTAAATAATATGACCCTTCTTGTCCGTCTAACAAATCACTATCTAACCCAGAACCAGTTCCGTCTACTGAATTAACCGCCGTTAAGACATCAGCGGCTGTAAGTGTTGTTGCTATAGATGCGTCTGCGCCGCCGTTAAAAGTTGCCGTACCTGTTACTGATCCAGTCAAAGCAATGCTTCTAGATGTTTGTAAAGTTGTAGCTGTACTCGAATTACCATCTAAGTTTGCAAGAACAGTACCAACAGCACCACTAAATACTTCACTGCTATTTGATGCGTCTGGTATAAATGTAAATTTACCTGCACTATCATCAAAACCAAAAAAACCTACTTTAGCACTAGACCCGTCATGCCAGCGAAACTCTATGCCTCTATCTTTGCTATCATCACTACTTGGGGGTGTGTCGCCACCTATTGTAAAAATAGGATCATCAATAGTAACCGTAGTGCTATTTACTGTAGTTGTTGTTCCATTAACTGTTAAATCGCCAGAAACAATTACATCATCAAATGTAACATCATCTGTTGTACCAACCGCTTGTCCAATAGATACTTCACCTTGATTATATGTAACACCAGTGCCTCCAGAAAGCCTTGCGTCTACTCTAGCGTTGGTAAAATATAGATTAGTAGAACCTTCTGCCAGTTTGTCTGTTGTTAAGCCGCCGCCTACATTGCCTGACGCATCTTTAAATAAAAATTTAGCCGCGGGTACTGTTACAAATATATCTTTGTCACCTGCCCCCCAATCTACTGCCGCATCACTATTGCTGCTTTCTAAAACGGTTGTTCTGGCTAATGTTCCACCTGACGCTGTGTAAGTTCCTAAGCCTACTTCGTAATTAGAGGTATTATCAGTTACAGCGTAATAAGTTGTATTTCCGTCCCCAATAGCACCAAATCCTTGAAAACCTGAAGCGGTTGCCCCAATGGTATACGCACCAGTTCCAGTTGTAGACGTTGTTGCTTTTATTCTGTCTCCTATAACCAACGCCATAGTTTACTCCTAAATTGGGTCTGTAAATTCTATATCCATTGTAGATAAAGCAAAGTTATTTCCAGAAATAACAGCCTGAGAGGAACTTAATGAATCTGTAGCTAACAACCTGCTATTAACGGTATCTACTATGGCATAATGAGTAGCTGTGCCATTGGCGGTTAGTGTCCCATTTGTAATAGCAGAAAGTGTAACTTTTCTGCCACCTGACGCCCTGTCGGAAGGCGCTGAAATACTTATACTTGTTGCATTTCCTAAAGTATACGTTGCAGTTGCTTCTGTGTATGTTGTTGCTTCTTGTGAAGTCAAATGAACAGCATTTGCTTCTGTATCCAGTACGGATAAACCGTTGTCCATTACCCTATCTGCTAGTGTTGCCATTAGCCATAACTCCTTATTTTCATTCTTCTACCAGAACCACTAGTTTTTGCTTTTTCACTTTCTGAGTTTATATCATCAATGCACTTCTGGTAAAGCGCTGCCCAAGTTGTAATTCTTTGATCTTCTTGCAAATAAGGAGCAGAATGTACAAGCGCACCATATAAATATGCATCTGGATGATATTGCAAAACCCAATTAGATGCATTACTCGAACTTAATGGGCTTATTGTGCTGTAATATAGTATTTCTAATACATAAGTAGCATCAGGTGTTGGAAATAATTCTATTGATCCATCTAATATAGCAAAATTTACTGGCCTACCTATAGTATCAAGATTTGCCGCACGAAGCCTAGAAATCTCAAAAGCATTTACCATTTCTAATGTATTCGTATCAGCAGTATTTAAAGTAAGCCTAATAGGTTCTAAAAAATCTACTGGTAAAGAACTATATTGAGCGTTTACATTGGCGGTAGATCTTTTTTCCATACGCCAATGTCGAACATTTCTATTTAGGTTTTTTTCTGCCAGAGTAATAAAATCAGGTATAATTGAAGTTAAATCATCACGATTTAAAAAATCAGCTATACTTGTTTTTAATTCATCATATGTTGATAACGCCATCTAACAATTCCATCTTCTACGAGCAGCTTTGCCTCGTTCACCTGTCCAGCCTCTAGACCTAGCGCAAAATGACTTCTTACGAGCCTTCTCTTTTGCAGTTAAATTTTTCTTTTTTGTTACAGCCGTTTTTAGTTTCGACTTTGGGTTTTTCCTTCTATGTGCCGCAACACCTTTTGCGGTCATGCCAGCACCTTCTTTTACCGTTCGGTAATTACGACCTTTGCCTTTAGTCGTTTTAGGTATGGCTTTCTCGCGTCTTCGAGGCATTATTATGGGCCTGCTGTTACAGCATTACTTAAAGGCATAACAGCATTTATATATTGATTTTTCATTTCTTGCGTCATCATATCAAAGTTTAAACCAGACCTAGCAGCTAAGTTTCTTGCTTGCTGCATTACAGAGTTCATTGCTGAGCTTTGAACTATAGGATCACTTGGAATGTTAGTAGGGCTAGTAACTTGATCCATTTTAGCCTTATCTCTTTCCATAGCATAAACTTGATAATCGGCTGGCCCCATAGTTATGGGGGAGTTTTGAGTCATGCCAAGCCTAGGATCATCAAATCGGTCTTGACTTAACCCTCTCTGCCTAGCCTCTTCTGCCATAGCTGCGCTTGCGCGTTGAGAATCAGTTATTCCTTGAGGAACACCACTTACAGCCTGCACAATAGGTGATGTATTAGGACTAACCATAGCTCGTTCCATTTGAGAACCGTATGGCTTTACACCCATATCATTAAGCATACCGCTAAAAATACCACCTTTAAACTCGTCGCCGCGAGTATCACGACCACCGCCATCCATCATATCAAATATAGCAGGAACGTAACGCTTGTTTACCTCATCAAAATAACCAAAACGACCATCAGAATTAGCCGCGGCTCTATCTTCTACAGAAGTGTTTTCGTACCTAGCCGCACCTTTATTTCCACCAAGCCCACCTCTTCTCGAAGATGGGTTACGCATACTTCTTTGCATATCATAATGAGCTTTAAAAGGATTGTCTTGACCAAGAATTTCATAGTGCTCTTCTATTTGTTTAAAATGCGCTTCTTTTTTCTTTTCCTTGTCAGAAAGTTCAGCCATTACTTTTTACCCTTCTTAGTTTTCTTAGGACGCTTCTTAGCTGTTTTTGCTGCATCTTTAAAGTTTTTATCTGTAGGTGCGCCTTTTGCACCTTTCTTACGCATTTTCTCACCAGAACCAGCTTTAATTCTAGCCCTCTTTTTAGCAATGTTTCTATATAAAGACATTACGCCCTCTTCCTTGCTTTTTTCTTAGCAACCATACTTAAGTCTGCAAAATGAAAAAGACGCTTACTGGTTTTAGTATGCGTCTTTCCAGTATGAAGCTGACCATTAGCCATTTTGTGCATAGTGCCTTTATGCTCAGTTCCATCTCGAAAATAATGCTTTACGCCTTTAGCCATTATTTTTTCTTGCCACCCTTCTTAGGCGGTCTACCTTTTTTACTTCCATAAGTTCCTTTACCCATCGGCATGATCATCTCCTTTATTTTTCTAAACACATACCACATTATGCAATACCACGCAAATTACGTTTTATGTCACCTCGCCAGCTAGAAAACGCTCCAGATAATGCAGTTGCAGCATCACTAGCCATCGTCAAACAAAGCGCATCAGCCAAGTCAGGTGACGCTAATCCACGCTTACGCATCTCATCTTTACTCTCAGCTTTCATCTT